AGATTCAAAAGTGGCACTCACTCTACCTCGAATGTCATTTGATATAACTGGTTATGCTTATGATCCTACTCGTAAATTAAATAAAAATCAAAGAATATCAGTTGCAAAAAATGTAAGTGGTGATACAACAAAATTAAATACACAATATATGCCTGTGCCATATGATGTAACTTTTGATTTAAATGTTTATACTGCAACCTCAGATGATGGTTTACAAATCATAGAACAAATACTTCCTTTCTTTCAACCTGACTATACGGTAACTATGATTATGGATAGAACCTATATGGATACAAAAAGAGATATTCCTTTTATATTAGAAAGTGTTGACTATGAAGATAGTTATACAGGTGCATTAACTGATAGAAGAAGAATTATATACACTTTAAAATTTACAGGTAAAATATATTTACATGGTCCTATATCTACTAGTGCGATAATAAAAAATGCAGAAGCGGACATGTACACTAACACACAGGCTAACAATCCATCTCGATCACAAAGAGTTACGGTTACACCAAACCCGACATCTGCTGATAAAGATGATACATATACATATACAACTACACTAGAATTTTTTGATGATGGTTTAAATTATGATGAGAAGACTGGTGAAGACAAATAACATAAGGTTTTAAAATGAGTAGTATTGATGATAAATTAAATGAAGTATTAAATATAGCTGACGAAGTTTTAGAAAAAAAAGAAGAAAAGAATCCTTTAGAAATAGTAAGTGAACCAGCTGTGCCTGTTGCACCTAAAAATGCTGATGCTGAAACAGACTTTGAAACTGGTAGAAAAAATCTTTACAACTTACTTGACAAAGGTAATGAAGCAATAGAGGGAATACTTTCATTAGCAAAAGAAGGTGAACACCCTAGAGCATACGAAGTAGCAGGACAATTAATTAAAACACAAAGCGAAGTAGCACAAAACTTATTAGACTTACAAGGTACACTTAAAAAACTAAAAGAAGAAAAAGGTTCAGTACCTAAAAATGTAACTAATGCTTTATTTGTAGGTTCTACAACTGAACTACAAAAACTTATAAAAAAAAATAAAGACAAAAAATGAAATTAGACCAATATTTAGGAAATCCTAACCTAAAAAAGGCACACACAAAATCACGATTTACACCAAAACAAGTAGATGAAGTGATGAAGTGTCTTGAAGATCCTAAATACTTCATAGAAAATTACTTAAAGATAGTCTCAATTGATAAAGGTTTAATACCTTTTGAAATGTATGACTTTCAGCGGAAGATGGTAGACACTTTCCACGACAATCGTTTTACAATTTGCAAGTTGCCAAGACAAAGTGGAAAGTCAACTATCATTATATCCTACCTCTTACATTATGTTTTATTTAATGATAATGTGAATGTTGCAATACTCGCCAACAAATCTTCTACGGCAAGGGATTTATTAGGGCGACTGCAACTTGCTTACGAGCACTTGCCGAAATGGATGCAACAAGGAGTTATAAACTGGAACAAAGGTTCTTTAGAATTAGAAAACGGAAGTAAAATCGTAGCGGCGAGTACATCTTCTAGTGCTGTTCGGGGAAGTACCTTTAATATAATATTCTTAGATGAGTTTGCTTATGTACCTAATAATATTGCACAAGAATTTTTTAGCTCAGTATATCCTACAATATCATCTGGTCAATCATCAAAAGTTATGATAGTATCTACACCACATGGAATGAATATGTTTTATAAGATGTGGATGGATGCAAACAATAAAAAAAATGATTACAAACCTATTGAAGTACATTGGTCTGAAGTGCCAGGTAGAGATGAAGCATGGAAAGAACAAACAATTAGAAACACAAGTTTAGAGCAATTTCAAACTGAGTTTGAGTGTGAGTTTTTAGGAAGTGTTGATACACTTATCAATGCAAGTAAATTAAAATCTATGGCAGTCATAGACCCACAAAGAAGTCCCGATGGATTAGATGTTTATGAAATGCCTAAGAAAGGTCATCTTTATGTTATGGCAGTTGATGTTGCAAGAGGTATTAATAATGATTATTCTGCTGTCATAGTATTTGATGTTACAAAGGCACCTTATAAGATAGTTGCAAAGTATAGAAGCAATACTATTAAACCAATTGTGTTTCCTAACATATTGAAAAAATTAGGAGATTATTATAACAAAGCATATTGTTTAATAGAGATAAACGATCTAGGTCAACAAGTAGCAGACGCAATGCAATTTGAGCTAGAGTATGATAATATGATGATGGTCACACAAAGAGGAAGAGCAGGTCAGGTACTAGGTGGAGGCTTTAGTGGACGGGGCAATCAATTAGGTTTGAGAATGACAAAGGGTACAAAAAAAATCGGAACTTCAAATCTGAAAAGTCTGATAGAATCTGATAAACTAATTATAAATGATTTTGATATAATTGCGGAACTTTCTACTTTTATTGCTCGTGGAAAATCTTTTGAGGCTGAACAAGGGGCTCATGATGATTTAGTGATGTGTCTAGTTATCTTTTCTTGGATGGCTAATCAAAGATATTTTAAAGAGCTGACCGATGTAGATGTAAGAGGTCAGATGTTTACTGAACAACAAAACGCAATAGAGGCTGATATGGCACCTTTTGGTTTTATAGATGATGGATTAAATGATCCTGATGGTAAAAATAACTCATTTTTTGATGACGCAGGCGTATTGTGGCAACCTGTGACTTATCGTAAGGGAGAGTAGTAAAGAAACGGATTATAATAAATATCTACAAAGGGTTATAACTAATACAAATACTTAATATATTAAGGAGAAAAAACTATGGCTTTTCAAGTATCACCAGGTGTTTTGGTAACTGAAAAGGATTTGACGAATATCGTACCAGCGGTATCAACGACTTCTGGCGGTATTGTGATAACAGCTGAAAAAGGACCAGTAGATGAAATTACAACAATTTCTTCTGAAAATGAATTAGTTGACATATTTGGAAAACCAAATTCATCTAACTTTGAGGAGTTCTTTACGGCTGCAAACTTTTTAGGCTACGGAAACAATCTGAAGGTAGTAAGACCAATCACTGGTATGGTAAATGCTTGTGTATCAGGAACTGCTATCATAATTAAAAATACAACTGACTACTTAGACAATTATAGTCACGCTGCTAGTTTTGCTGCTAATGTTGGTCAATATGCTGCTAGAGAACCAGGTACTTTAGGAAACAATTTAAAAGTTTCTATATGTACTAACTCTACTGCTTTCGGACCACATTCACAAAGCGGAACTTTAACAAATGATAGTGCTGCTGCTATCGGAGATACAACAATCACTATGGATGATGGATCTCTATTTCAAGTAGGTGACATATTAGAATTTGGAGACGCAAGTAATGTGCCTTCAACTGATGGTGCACCTTCTGGATTCTTTTACAAAGTAACATCAATATCAACACATGTTTTAACAATCGCAAGATTCAACCCTGCAACTGGTCAAACAGAAACAGGTGGATTAAGACACGCTATTGTTGACAATGCTAAAGTGTTAAGACATTGGGAATATTATTTCAACTTTGATGGACCGCCAACTACAACAGATGATGTATCTGCTGCTGGTGGATCATTAGACGAAATGCATATTGTAGTAATAGACGAAGATGGTGGAATTACAGGAACTGCAGGAGAAATCCTAGAAACTTTTGCTGGTGTTTCACAAGCTTCAGACGCTAAAGATTCTTCTGGTAATTCAAACTACTACGCTGATGTAATTTATAGAGACAGTAAATTTGTGTATGTAATGGATCACGATACTACACTCGCAAATGCTGGTTCAGCAAAAACAGGTCAAACTTTTGATAACACACACGGAAGTAATGCATTTGAAGTAGATTCAGTTTCACTTTCAAGTGGAACAGACGATTATGTTGCTACTAACGCTGAGATTGCTACTGCATATGAAAAATTTAATGACGCTGAAAATGTTGATTTAAGTTTATTATTATGTGGACCTTCTCAAACAGGTGCTGATGCAACAGGAGACACAAAAGCAACTGCCGTTATGGATATTGCAAACGACAGAAAAGATTGTGTTGCCTTCATATCACCTGCAAGAGCAGATGTAGTTGGCGTTGCAAATGCTATCACACAAACTCAAAACGTAGTATCTTTTGCTGATGGTTTACCATCAACAAGTTATGCCGTTATTGATAGTGGTTACAAATACATGTATGACAAATACAATGATGTTTACAGATTTGTACCATTAAATGG